GGATCAACAGCGCCCTTCTGGCAGCCAAGGGTGAGGCCGGGATTCCGGAGGTCGGAGCCTTCGAGGCTGCCCTGAACACCTTCATCAACGAGTATTCGCGCGCCGTCAATCCGAAGGGAACGGCGACGGTTTCCGACAAGAACCATGCCCGGGAAATCCTCTCGACGGCTGATTCTCCGGAGACTTTCAAGGCCAAAATGTCGATCCTGCGTCAGGAAATGGTCCGTGGACGGCAGGCTCCCCTGGACGTTTCCAAGGATCTTCAGAGGGCAAGGCAAGCGCCCCCGAAGGCTGGGACCGTGCAGGACGGATATCGCTTCAAGGGAGGCGATCCTGGGGATAAATCCAACTGGGAAAAGGTGTGAGCGGTCCTTGGGAACAGTACCAATCGCAAACGGAAGACGCCGGTCCGTGGGCGAAGTATTCCCAGAAGAGTTCTAGCCCTCCTGCCGATACCCGGGAATCCAGATTGGCCGGTTTGGATCGGATCGAGCCGTCCCGCGCGCCTCTTTACAAGCCTCCGGAGCCTTCCATTGGGGAGAGGATTGCCGGGGCTGGGGAAACCGGTCTATCGATGCTCACGGCCCCGTTTGGGCAGGCTGCTGGCCTGACTAGCGCATTGGCATCCCGTATGGCCGGCAAGGTTGGTTCGGAACCCGGCAAGGAATCCTTCGAATCGATCTACGACCGGGTTTCCAAGGCCAATACGTTCGAGCCTCGCACCCTGGCGGGGCAGCAATCCATGAAGACGGTTAACGACGTGATGGAGAAGCTTCCTCCCGTCCTGCCGGAGATTCCGAAGATCCCGATGCCTTCGACCAGACCGTTCCCGATCAGTGGGGCAACCCGGGAATTGCGCGAGGCTACCGCAGGGCTTCGGGACAGCATCCGCAAGCCGGCAGAAATGGCCGGTGGCGGGGCGGCAATGACGGCCATGGAGACTCAGCGCAGGCAGCTTGCCGCTGGCCTGGACGTTCCTATCGAGCTCCCGAAGTCCAAGGCTACGGGTGACTTCACCCAGCACGCATTGGAGTCCGACCTATCCAAGACGAGGGCCGGCAAGCCTCTGCTGGAAGCCCAGTCGGAGACGAACAAGAGGATCCTTCAGAACTTCGACAAGTGGGTGGACGATGTTGGCGCCGTAGAGCCGGACTTGAGGGCTACCGGGAAGAACGTCGTCGAGAAGGCATTGATGCCACGGGTCACTGCGGCCAAGAAGGCGATCAATGATGCGTATGAGCAGGCCAAAGCAGACGGTTCGATGGAAGAGCCGGTTGCTGCCAAGCCACTGATCGACTACCTGAAGGAACACGAACCCGAAGCGATCAATGCTCCGATCCTGACTTCCGTGCGCCAGAAGATCCTGCAACTGACGGACAACGGCAAGAAACCTCTGTCGATCAATGCATCAGAAGAAATCCGCAAGATGATCAATCGCGTTTCTCAGCCAGGGACGCCCAATGTCGTCCATGGGATCGAAATGAAGAAGATCATCGATCAAATGACCGATGGAAAGGGCGGGGAGGGGTACGTCATCGCTCGCAAGATGCGGTCGGACTTCGCCAGGGAATTCGAGGATCACGCGATTGTCGATAACCTCCTGAGTACCAAACGAGGGACGAAGGATCGAGTCGTCGCTTTCGAGGACGTTTTCCACAAGACAATTCTGGACGGAAGCCACGACGATATTTCCGTACTGCACAAGGTTCTAGAGAACTCCGGCGAAGCTGGCGCCCAGGCTTGGAAGGAACTGCAAGGGCAGACGATCCAGCACTTGAGGGATTCGACGATCAAGGGAGTCAACTTCGACATCAACGGCCGCCCAGTTCCTTCTCCTGCGGGCCTCATCAAGACGATCAAGAGCCTTGACCGTGACGGGAAACTGGATCTCATCTTCGGCAAGCAGCAGGCGCAGAAGATCCGCGATCTAGGGGATGCGGTTGTCGTGGCCTATACGTCCCCTGAGGGATCCATCAACCGGTCGAACAATCGGTATGTCATGGTCGAGATTTCCAAGAAGCTAGAGAACATGGCAAAAAGGCTTCCCGGTCCTGTCGCATGGGCCGCAGAGAAGGCTGCTCAGGGAGCGCAATCCATATCGGCACGCAATCAGGTGAAAGAGGCATTGCGCCAGCCCAACGCGGCCCCTGCCGGCGCTCCGCAGATTCCTCCTGTGCCATGAAAGTCCTAGCTATCGACTGCGGTTCGAACTTTCTGGACTTCCTGATGCGTTGCCAGAACTACGGCCATCAGGTCAAATGGTTCGACCGAAAGAGGAAGGACGGAACGCCTCGTCTTGCCGGCAAGGGAATCATCGAGAAGATCGACGACCTAGAGGAACTGCGCAAGAAGTGGTTGGGCTGGGCAGACCTGATCGTGGTAGCCGACAATATCTACCTCATGGAATTCCTGGATCCGTATCGCAAGCTCGGGTATCCGATCTTCGGCCCTTCTCCGGAAGCTGCGAAGATGGAGCTCGACCGCTTGCACGGTCAGAAGTGCATGAAGGATGCCGGCATACCGATCCTTGAATCCAAGACGTTTCACGACTACGGTTCGGCGATCAAATTCGTCGAGAAGAACCCCGAAATGCTGGTTTCCAAGCCCTCGGGGGATGCGAACAAGGCATTGAGCTACGTTGCGCACGACTCGGCGGACCTTTGCTACATGCTTGAGCGTTGGGGCCAGCGTCCGGACCTGGTGACTGCCGCCAAGGAAGAAGGCTTCTTGATCCAGGAGAAGGTCAAGGGGATCGAAATGGCGGTCGGAGGATGGTTCGGCCCTGGTGGTTGGAGCAAGAACATTTGGGAGAACTGGGAATACAAGAAGCTCATGGCGATGGACTTGGGCCCTGCCACGGGTGAAATGGGAACCTTGGGTCGCTACGTTTCGAAGTCCAAGCTTGCCGACAAGGTGCTATTCCCGATCACGGACTACCTGAAGGAAATCGGATACGTCGGATACGTCGACAACAATTGCATGATCGACGAGAAGGGGCAGCCGTGGCCGATGGAGTGGACGATGCGCCCCGGGTGGCCGAACTTCCACAATCAGATTTGCGTGCATCAGGGAGATCCCGCCCGCTGGATGCTCGACCTGATTGACGGCAAGGACACGCTGGAAGTATCGAAGGAAGTGACGATCAGCTTGGTCATGGCGATCCCCGATTTCCCTTACTCGAAGCTGACGAACAAGGAAGTGTCCGGGATTCCGGTCTACGGGGCGACGGACTTCGATCATATCCACTGGTCGGAAATCATGATCGGCAAGGACGTTCCGGTATTCATCGACGGGAAGGTCGTTCGGATGGCCCATCCTGTCACCGCAGGGGACTACGTTCTCGTCTGCACCGGTACGGGATCAACGATCACTGGCGCGAGGAAATCCGCCTACACTGCGATCAAGAAGGTCCGTATGCCGGCTAGCCCGTTCTATCGACCGGACATAGGAAAAGGGCGCATGGTTCCACAACTCCCTCAACTTCACGCGCTTGGATACGCAACAGGATTGGAGTTCTAAATGGCTCAGATTCCTATTCCTTCCGGTCAACCGCTTCAGTTGACTCCGTATCCACTCAACATTTTCTTCGACCAAGTTGGGAACTCCTACTGGGGTGAAGCGAACGGGAAGCCTTTCTACACGCCGCCGCAGGGGAACGGGGTACTTTCTATTGCTGGCATTTCCGCTGAAGGGCAAGGGGTAAACGTCGCTAATAGCGGACTGCAAAATACCATTGCAATGCAGAATGCTCTGAACTCTGGGGGCTACGTTTCATTGACGACCCCGGGTGTTTACAACTTCATGCCCTTGTCGCAGACGCAGACCAATACGGTCTATGACTGGGCGATGATGACGATCCCGGACAACACGACCCTGTACATCGGCCCCGGCGTCACGATCCAGGGACCGACGTTCAGCCAGTCTACGAATCGGGCAATCTTCACCAACTCCAATATGTTCAGCAATTCCGTGTCGGTCACGGGATCGAGCTACGTCAACGGCACCGGGGACCTGACGCCCAGCTATTTGATCACATTCACCACGGCCACGGCTCACGGCTACCAGCCAGGCCAGTACGTGATGATCAAGGGAGACACGAGCAGCTACGGGTACAACAAGACCTGGCTGGTCTATTCGGTCACGGCAACCACTTTCACGGTCTTGGAGTATTACGGCACGGTCGGCCACTCGACCACGCCCGGTACCTTGTCGGGCACGGTCATCGCATATCTGGCCAACAGCAACATTCACTTGATCTGCGACGGGATCATCAGCAACCAACAGAACACGAATAATCCATCTTGGATGGCGAGCAATTGGTCGGGCTACACACGCACCGCGATCCTCTGGAATAAATTCGGCCGCATCCAGCAGGAGGCCAACTTCGTCAACACGGCCTGCTGCACGGCCATGGCCAACGGCGACTGGTTCATCTGCAACCGCAACAGCCTCATCAATGGGGCGCTGGGCTTCCAGATCGAAGGGCCGTTCAAGAAAGCCACCCTGCAAAACCTCTACGGCGAGGGCTCCGAGGAAGAGGTCATCGTCAAGACCAACGAGTCGAATTCTGGCTACCACTTCAACGACCAGAACGGCACGAGCAACAGCACCGGGAACGTCGAGGATGTGACCATCGACGGCCTCGTCACGATGCACAACGCGATCCGTGCTGTGTGCCTGCTGGTCGGGAACGGCTTCACGCTCGGACGATTCTCCCTGCGCAACCTGCACAAGAAGTTTGCCGGCGCTGCGACGGTCTACATCCAGGGCTGCACTTCGCAGACCGGGAACATCGGCGAGTGCGATATCCAGGATATCAACATCGTGCCGGTCCCCGGGACGCTGGGCGTGTTCATCGACCCGGTGATCAACGCCTCGATCAACATCAACCGCCTGCGCATGAACCAGTGGCAGGTCAAGGGCGGCAACGGCTGCTCCGGGTACTACAACACGCAGAACGCCGGGATGCTCTATGTTGGCCCAAGTTCTTCTGCCTGCACGATCAACGAGATTGAACTGAACAATTCCTACGTCGAGCATGACACGACGCAGGCCACGGCAGCGATGAACAGTATTTCGCTCGCTCAGGCCGGGTGGACAATCGGCGACATTATTTGCAGCAATGCCGATTTCGTCGGCACTGGCGCCACGCAGACGATGAACGGAGTGCAGACCACCGGCACGATCACGGCCTGCAAGTTCATCCAGGTCAACAACTGCACCGTGACCAATGGCAACGCCAACGGGTCTATTGTCAGCAATTCTCTTTCTGGATTGACAATTGAGCAGATCGGATCTCGATCATTTGTGACAGGCGGTGGGAATACTGGGATGGTCAATTCCAGTGTTTCCTGCACGATCCGCTCAATCAATTGCGATGACCTGGGAAACAACACCCCGATCACCAGTCACGGCGGCTCGGGTGCGCAGACTTTTAACCTGTACTTGAGCAATTGCAAGACCGGTTCTTACATGGCAACGGGCTGGACGGCTTCGCAACCCGTGACCGTCAATGTGTACTCGGGCGGTGGCAACACGGGAACCCCACCGCGCACCAACGTCTCGGGCAACACGTACAACTTCATTGGCAACTGCGCCGACATGGGCGTGGATATCACCACGATCGCTCGCACCACGGGGACCATCATCAAGAACACGGCTGCCGCGGCCGGGACCATTGTGCAGAACAACCTTGTCGTTTCGGATGCCACGGGTGCTGCCAACTCCTGGCACCAGATGACCGTACCCACGAACGTATATTGATCATGACTGGCGTAACCCGCTACAAGGAAGTCTCCGAAGGGTCGATCAAGGACGCTCTTTCTTCGACTCGCGGGGATATTTTCCAGACGGCGTGCCTACATGGCTGCACGTTCCGGGAAATCGACTCGTTCATCAGGAAGAGTCCAGAACTGGCGCGGCATGTTGCGTGCATCGAAAAGGCAAAGTCGGAGGAAGGCTACGATGCCATGTCCGACAAGCAGTTCGCCGATACGATTGCGTACTTGTCGCGTCAGTACCATCTTGAGGGATTGAACATCATCCACGAGATTGCGACGATGGCGGCGACCAATGCCGCGGAATTGGAAGTCAAGCTTCGTGCCGCTACGCAGCTGCGCGGGAACGACTCGCACAGAGGGTCCGGATCTGGACTGGAAGGAATCCTCGAGGAACTGGCGGTCGATTACGCTGCCGCCGCTCCCAGGATCTCGCAGATCCGTCAGACGGTCATTACGCTTTCCGGTCCAGAGGATACGAAGTTGCTGAGTCAACGAGTTGCTTCAGGAACTGAAGTTCTGTCGTTGCCTTCCGGTGGCGACGGTCAAACACTTCCGGTATCGGTAGAACCGACTGGTTCAAGTCCCAGACGTAGACGTAAGGTCGCCGCTCAAGGCACCCTTCCCTGACCATCGCCCTGACGACCGCCTTGTATTCCTTGCTCATCGCTCGCAAGGTGGCGTCCTGAAGGTACCTTTCCCCGTTAGCCCTGTCCGGTAGGTTCTCTATGAACCGGTAGATCGGTAGGTACGCCGGATTGTCCGGGGAAATCTTCGGGATCAGGACCATCAGCGGCTGCCAGTACTTGCGGCGCATGATTTCGAGCATCCTGGCCCGAAGGGCAGCGAAGGCGTAGACCTCCATGTCGAGCTCGTCGGCCAGTTCCTTGTCGGAGGCCGCGAAGGAGAACGGGCCGGCATCGATGTTGCAGTCCTTCAAGACCTGGCGGAACTTCGGGCTAAGCCCTTCCTGCATATGCTGGCGAATGCGCTCGGCGCCCCTCTCCATTGCGAGGCCAGTCGGAAATAGCCTTCCAACAGTCGCCTCATGTTCCGCCCAGGTCGGAGGACGGAAGACGATGATTTCCTTCTTGCACCTTTTACCGTAGAAGTTGAGGAAGCAAGAGTCAATCGGCGCCTCAGCAAATAGAGCCGCATCGAAGCCTTGGATGCGTTCGTCCAACTCATAGTCGCCCCCGTTGTCGATCAGTACCCCGCCCTCTACTTTCCAGCGCTCAAGCTCCCGATCCATGGACTTGACACGAGGATTCCACAGGAAGAACGGAACACCCCTGCAATGGTTCGTCTTGACGTAGATCGGATTCTTCGTGTTGTACGTTTTCTTGAGGATGGAATGCTTGTTGCGTGCTGCCATAGATTCGACTGCTAGCTCGATCTGCGCCGTCTTGTACAGATGCCACTGTTTCACAGCCCGAGTTCCTTCTTGCGAGCATCCTTGACGACGAGAAGCTGCGCCAGTGCTTCCTTGTCCGCCTTGATCCGGCACGCCGTCTGAATGTCCGTCCAGATCGAGGGGAGCGTGTCGGCATCGGCTTCGTTGAGCATCAGCGTGTAGTCCGCAACGCTGACCTTACCCGTCTGTGATCCAGCTTGCGGCGGCGGATCCTCATAGGAAGGACGCTTCGCCTCCCCTCCTCCCTTGGCCCACTTGGCGATGCGCCGTCCGGCTTCTTCGTCAAGCGGAGTTCCATCCGGAAACATTTCCTTGTGCTGCTCCTGAAGCTTGACCCATCGAGGGATCCCCGGGCGGTCCGGTAGAACCAACGCTGAGGCGGTTAATTCGAAGGGCAAAGACTTCTCGCAGATCGGGATCCAGCCGTCGATGCTCGACATGGTTTTCTTGGCGACGATCTCCGTCTTGCCGTCCTTCTTGACGATCTCGACTTTCGCCTCTGCCCGGAAGCACAGGATGACATGCGCCTTGACCTTCAG